GTAATAAATATAGTATAAGGACTAACAATATAGATGAAAAGTTTTTTCCAATTTTTAAGTGAGGCACAATCGCAGGCAAGTATGCAGGCGAGGAAGTTAAACCTTAAGAGTGATGGCCACGGGGGATGGTTAGATTCTCGTGGTAACTTCGTGGCAACCACTGAAGCTGGGAAACTTGTCTTTGTTGATAAGAAAGGCAAAAAGAAAGAAGAAGAACCTGGAAAGAAACCTGCTGCAGCAAAACCACAAGCAGCAGAACCAGAAAAACCAAAAGCAGCACCAGAAGAAAAACCAAAAGCAAAAGCAGCACCTGAAGCCCCAGAGGCAGAAGGTGAGGTATCTGATACTCTGACTGTTGCGTTTGGACGTTTTAATCCACCAACAGTTGGACATGAGAAACTTCTGAAGGCAGCACAGAAAGCGTCTGAGGGCGGAGACTTAAAAATTTATCCTTCAAGAACTCAAGATCCTAAGAAGAATCCATTGGATCCTGACATGAAAATTTCGTATATGAAGAAGATGTTCCCTGACTTTGATGAGAACATTATTAATGATGCTGAAATGAAATCAATCTTTAACGTATTGATTGCTGCTAGTGAAGCTGGATATGAAAGCGTTAATATTGTTGTAGGTTCCGATAGACAAGCAGAGTTTGAGAACCTTGCACAGAAGTATAATGGTGAATTGTATGACTTTGACTTGATTCGTGTTATCTCTGCTGGCGTAAGAGATGCTGATGCTGAAGGTGTAGAAGGTATGTCTGCATCCAAGATGAGAAAGGCTGTTATGGATGATGACTATGAATCATTCCGTAAAGGAACACCAAAGTCATTGGATGATGGAGATACAAGAGCACTCTTTGATGCAGTCCGTCAAGGAATGGGTTCCAAGAAAAAGAAAAAAGAAGTTACCGAACTTTGGCAGATTGCACCTAAGTGTGATCCAAGAGGACTTCGTGAGCAATACGTCAATGGATTCATTTATAGAATTGGAGATATTGTAGAGAACTTAAATACTGGACTGATTGGTGAGATTATTCGTAGAGGAACCAATCATCTTATTTGTGTCACAGAAGAGAACTACATGTTCAAATCATGGATTCGTGACGTTATGGAATATACTGAGCGTAAAATGGAACGTCGTATGAGAGTTCCTGGAAAACCAAATACCTTAGAAGGAACTGGTGGATATTTCAAGAATGCTGCAGCACTTACTCCTGGATTTGAAAAAGGAGACAAGACAAATCTTCAAACAGGAGCCAAACCTTATAAAGGGGTTAATATAAAGGAATTCATAAATAAGTATAAGGTTAAAAAGTAAGTAGTATTAACATGTCTGGAATTGCTCCTAATCCTTTGAATGCTATTTCGAAGGTATATTTAGATCAAGTTGCTGAGGCAAAAGTTGAGCCTCCTAAAGAGAAGTTGAAGACTGATAGAAATATGTTCAACATCCCTAAGGATGAGCAGGAGGCAGCAAAAGAAAGACTGCTTGCTAAGAGCGCGGCAAAGAGAAAGGCAGCAATGGAAGCACTTGATCCAGTAGGACAAGAGGATGCAGACATTGATAATGATGGTGACACAGATAAGTCAGACAAGTATCTTCACAAGCGTCGCAAGGCTATCGGCAAGGCGATGAAGAAGAGAATGAAAGAAGAGAAAGAACTTGCTGAAGTTACAAAAATGGGAGTTCATGCTCCTCATGAGGTTCCAGATAAGAATCTCAAAGGAATGGTAAAGAAAGCAGTCAAGAGAATTGATGCTGACAACGATGGTGATGTAGATAAGGACGATCCCAAAGAAACAGGAATGGGTGAGTTTGTTCCTTCTCCTGATGGTAAGAAGAAGATTAGAACTTCAGTTCGCACAGAAAGTTTCTCAAATTGGAGAACTGATTTAACTGAAGTAATGGATGATGATATTGATTCCAAACCAATCAAAGAGAAGAAAGTAAACAATAAAATCAAAATCAATCCTACTCTGGGCGAAGCACTTGAGGAAATTGGTGCAACCTTGATTGAAATGGTTGAGGTTGATGAGTTTGATTTTGTTGTTGAAAGTGTATATGATGAACTTCTTGAGGAAGGTTACTCTGAAGACGAAGTTGAGTTTGGTATTGAGACTGCACTGACTACTTTAGATGAGGGATATTATGATTCTGCAGTAGCAGCATCAAAAGCAAAGGCTAAAGAAGCACCCGCTCCCAAGAAGTCTATGAAAGATAGACTGAAGTCTGCTGCTAAGAAAGCAATTGTTGGTGGTGCTCGGACTGTTGGTAAAGCAGTTAGAGCAGGAGCAGCGGTAGCCGCAACACCTGAAAGAGCAAAAAGAAAAGCAAGTTCCATTGCAGATAGAGTCAAGAAGGCTGCTAAGGCAGGTTATGCTGCTGGTAGAGGTCCTGTTGAACCAAAGTCAACTTATAGAGGCGCTGGTGTAGGGCGTAAAGAAAAGATTGGTGAAGAAACTGAGATTGAAGAAGGAATTGGAATGACTATGGCTAAGGCAGTAGGAAATCCTCCTGCTCTCAGCAAAAGAATGAAACTGAAGCAAGCACTTCTGAATAGAGAGATCAAAAAGAATGCCGCTGAAAATAAGAAAAAGTCTTACAGTGGTAAAGCTGCTACCAATGAAGAAGTTTCAATTGATGAGAATGTAGGAACTGGTAAAGCAAAGAGAGCAAAGTTTGGTGGCGTTGCTCAAAAAGTTGGCAAGTCTGAAGTTGTCACCAACAAAGAGAAGGGTGCTGCATTAGAGAAGCATTTTGCTGCTAAGAAGGCAGCACAAAAGAAAGCTGGCGAAGATGCACACAAAGCAGCATCTGCAAAGGGATTGAGTCCTGCTGAAGCAGAGATGCGTAGAAAGGCAGCAGAAAGAAAGGCAGCCAGAATGCGTAAAGAAGAAGTTGAGCAACTTGATGAGAAAGCACTCTCTAAAGCACAACAACGCTTTATGGGAATGGTTTATGCAACTAAGAAAGGAAAGATGGCAGCACCATCACCTGAAGTTGCAAAAGCAGCTGCTTCAATGACTGGAAAGGAAGCAAAAGACTTTGCTAAAACCAAGCACAAAGGACTTCCTGAAAAGAAAGAAGTAAAAGAGGGTGCAACTGAAATGCCAATGTCTCCTGAAGAACTTGCTCTTCAGAAGAAAAAAACTAAAATTGACTTAATGATTTCTAAGAAAAGAGAACAATCTCTTCAGAAAAAGAAAGATACTTGATATATAGTTTGTATACCTATTGAGGTTCATCATGCTTTCATTTTTACTCCCATTAGCATCGAAAGTAATTTCTGATGCAGTTGCCAAGATTCCTGAAAATGAGGAACTGGGCGAAAAATTAATCGAAATCTGCCTGGTTATCCTTGGCAAAGCAGTTAAATTGACTAAAACTGAAATGGACGATCAACTTTTAGAAGTTGTAGCTAAAGCGATTAGAACACGCGAAGGCGAAGAATAATCCAATAGGATATCCTAATTTCAGGGTATCCTATTTTTATAAATATCTTATAGCAAATAAATTTATTCGGAAGAAAGACATGGCACTCTGGGGCAATAATGACAATCGTGACGCGCAGGGCACCGTTACTCTAAATTATGCAACTGGTATCGTTACTGGTTCTAACTTAGAATCTCCTGGTTCTGGAACTCTGTTCGGTGAGACGGGTTCAATTCAAGAGGGAGATGTGATTCGTTTTGGTTCCATGGAGAAGCCAGGAACCTATTTCGGTGATGCGGTAGTTGTAAGTATCGCTAGCACAACTCAATTAACCATTGGTTCAACTGCTGGACTGAGTGGTGCTGCTATCGCTGGAACATCATTCCAAGGTTCACAACTTCCTAAGTACACCATTGTTGATTCACACTACAGTGAGTCGCAGGCAATCGGAAATGATTTCTCTGCTAGAGTTTATGGCATCTCAACTGCTGGAGCTCAAGACGCAAACGCAACTACTTATGAAGTCGGTGTTGGTTGGGTTGGTGTTACAACTTATGTTGATAACGCAGGAAACCTGAGAGTCAAGAAGGAAATTCTTGTTGCTATGTCTGGTATTGAAACTGGTAATACTCCTTCTTATCCTAATATTGTTGACGCAAACTGATTGATGTATGATATTTAATGAGTTGAATGGGGATAATTTCCTTTTATTCGCAATTAAAAATTATGAAAATCCTCAGGCGGTAACAAAAGAAGATTTTGAGAAAGATTTAAATCATTTCAAATATATCAAAAGATTATTGAAAAGATATAAGAATACAGGTGAGCTAAAAACTCACCTTCTTCTTAATCATTTTATTATTCTTTATAATATCTTTGGTGAAGCAACTACTCCAATGTTGTTTTTTAAGATTGAGGAGGATTTGTGGAATTCCATTAAAACATTTGTTGTGTTTTTGAACAAACTTCCTAGTTATCCAAAGTGTTATATTCATGATATTGAACTAGATGATTACTGTCTTTCAGAACTAAACAAAATCTATGATGAAAAAAGAAAATCTTGATAAAATTATAGATATTGTTCGTTCTTATCTCTATGAAGAGGTTCCAACGAACTCTCTTGCTGGTGGCAAAATTGCTGGAACTGCTGAAGCTGGAGATGATCCTCCAGTCAGAAGGAGAAAAAGAAAAAGATATATCTACCAAAAGGGTCTAAGAAAGATGTGGACTCCCCAAGATGGCAGAGCAAGTTAAGGTTGCAGTACTAGAAGAAAGATTACAGAACTTTGAGTCAGTTGTCTCTAAGTTAGATGCTGCAATTGAAAAGATTGCTGAGGTAAATAATAATGTGTCGCGGATGCTTGCCGTCCATGAAGAAAGAATCAGTAAACAAGAAGAAATCGACTCAATATTGTTTGATAAAATCGACAAATTGCGTGATAAAATGGACAGCGATCATGACGGCGTTGTTACAAGATTATCAAAACTTGAACGGAAACTTTGGGTTGCTATCGGAGTATTGGGAGCAGTTATAGCCTTTACCAATCCACAAGCAATTAAAACCCTTAAACCATTGATAACTTCGTCTGGAAATGCTATAATGGCACCAGCGATTGCTTTTGTGAATGGATCACATTGATTCCAAATTTATTGGACTCTTATCTCCCCGTTTAGAAAAATTTAAAAGAGTAAAGGCGGATCTCTACAACTTCCGCTGCCCTATCTGTGGGGACTCTCAACGTAACAAAAACAAAACGAGGGGATATATTTACTCTGTAAAGGCAAATACCAACTTTAAGTGTCATAATTGTGGCACTTCAATGTCTTTTAGTAATTTTTTGAAGCAGTTAGATCCTGCTATACACAAGCAATATTCTCTAGAGAAGTTTAAGAAAGGAAACACTGGTAGGAATTTTGTTGTTGACGAGCCAAAATTTAATTTTGAAGCACCAAAATTCAAGCAAAAAATTAACCTACCAAAAGCGTCCGAGAATCCAACTGCAGACGGATATCTGAGCGGTAGGAAACTTGACTCTAACCAATTTTATTATGCAAAGAAGTTTAAAGAGTGGGTAAACACAATCAAACCCACATTTGAAGACACAAAGTATGATGAATCAAGGATTATTATTCCCTTGTTTTATAATCAAAACTTAATTGGCATTCAAGGTAGGAGTTTGGATTTTAACAATCCAAAGTCTGTTAAATATATCACTGTGATGTTTAATGATGACGCACCAAAAATCTACGGATTGGATAACATCAGAACAGATGCTTCAGTCTATGTTACAGAAGGACCATTCGACAGCACGTTCATTCGCAATTCGATTGCTATGTGCGGAGCTGATGCTGATGTTAGCAAGTGGGGGATTAGCAATCCTGTGTGGATTTATGATAACGAACCACGCAATAGAGAAATCCTCAATCGAATTGACAAAACAATCAACTCTGGAGAAAAGATTGTCATCTGGCCATCTAACATAACTGAAAAAGATATTAATGATATGGTTATGTCTGGACTTGATGTGCAGTCTGTGATAGAATCAAATACATACTCTGGATTAGAAGCAAAACTTAAATTTACCACCTGGAAGAAAATATGAGTAACGGCACCAAAGTTAAAAAGCGTGATGGAAGAATTGAGTCTCTTGACTTAGACAAGATGCACTTGATGGTTGAAGAGGCAACGAAGGGACTTGCAGGTGTTTCTGCAAGTCAAGTTGAGATGAAATCTGGTATTCAGTTTTACAACGGTATTACCACTGGAGAAATTCAAGAAATCCTTATTCGTAGTGCCAGCGATCTTATCGATCTTGATCATCCTAACTATCAGTTCGTTGCTGCACGACTCTTACTCTTTGCACTTCGAAAAAGTCTTTACGGAAAGATGAGAGAACTTCCGCATTTGGAAGAGCATATTATTTCATGCACTAATGTTGATGTATATGATAAAGATATTTTTACAAAGTATTCAAAGGAAGAGATTGAAAAGGTAAATAGTTTTATTGATCACGATCGTGATTTCTTGTTTACCTATGCTGGCTTGCGCCAGGTAGTTGATAAGTACTTGGTGCAGGATAGAAGTTCTGGTGGAGTATATGAAACTCCGCAATTCATGTACATCATGATTGCTCTGACTATTTTTGCAGAGTATCCAAAAGAAACCCGACTCTCTTATGTCAAACGATACTACGACGCAATCAGCAAGCACAAAATCAACATTCCCACACCTATCATGGCGGGGGTTAGAACTCCACTTCGACAATTTGCTAGCTGTGTCCTTATTGACGCTGATGACACCCTCGATAGTATCTTTAGTAGCGATATGGCTATTGGCAGATATGTTGCACAAAGGGCGGGTATCGGTATCAACGCAGGTAGAATCCGTGGCATCAACAGCAAAATCAGAGGCGGTGAGGTTCAGCACACAGGCGTTATTCCATTTCTCAAAAAGTTTGAAGCAACTGTCCGTTGCTGCACACAAAATGGCATCAGAGGTGGAAGCGCAACAGTCCACTTCCCCATCTGGCACCAAGAGATAGAAGATATTCTTGTTCTCAAGAATAATAAAGGTACAGAGGACAATCGTGTTCGCAAACTAGATTACTCAATCCAAATCAGCAAAATCTTCTATGAACGATTCATTCAAAACGGAGAAATCTCACTCTTCTCTCCGCACGATGTTCCTGGTTTGTATGATGCTTTTGGCACTGATAGATTTGACGAGTTATATGTGGGTTATGAACGAGATTCATCTGTCCCAAGAAAGACTGTTGGAGCTCAAGAACTCATTCTGGATCTCCTGAAAGAGAGGGCAGAGACGGGTCGCATCTATATCATGAATATCGATCACTGCAACTCACACTCTTCTTTCAAGGATAAAGTAAACATGTCTAATCTCTGCCAAGAGATTACTCTTCCCACTTATCCAATCAATCATATCGACGATGAGTTTGGTGAGATTGCTCTGTGTATTCTCTCTGCAATCAATGTTGGTAAAGTCAAGTCTGATGAAGAACTTGAGGAACTTTGCGATCTTTCTGTCCGCTCTCTTGATGAGTTGATTGACTATCAAAACTATCCCATTAAGGCAGCCGAAATCGCCACCAAGGCACGTCGTTCGCTTGGTATAGGGTTTATCGGGTTGGCTCACTATTTGGCAAAACTTGGATTTAACTATAATTCCCAAGAGGCATGGGATGCAGTTCATGGACTCTCTGAATCCTTCCAGTATTATCTTCTGAAAGCATCCAATCAACTTGCTAAAGAGAAAGGGCATTGTGAATACTTTGGACGTACCAAGTATGCTGATGGTATTCTCCCGATCGATACATACAAGAAGGATGTAGATGAGATTGTAGAGAATAAGTTGGAACATGATTGGGAAAGTCTTAGAGCATCTATCTTGGAGTCAGGACTCAGGCACAGCACGTTGTCCGCACAAATGCCTTCAGAGAGCAGTTCCGTTGTGTCAAACGCAACCAATGGAATCGAACCACCTCGCGGATACCTGTCCATTAAGAAATCCAAGAAAGGGCCTCTTAAGCAGATTGTTCCGCAGTATAATTCCTTGAAGAATAATTACACCCTATTGTGGGAAATGCCTGACAATAAGGGATACGTACATGTAGTGTCTGTAATGCAAAAATTCTTCGATCAGGCGATATCTGGTAATTGGAGTTACAATCCAGAGAATTATCCTGATAATGAAGTACCAGTTTCAGTCATGGCAAATGACCTATTGACTACATATAAGTACGGGTGGAAGACTTCTTACTATCAAAATACTTACGACATTAAGACTGATGAAGTGCAAGAAGACAAACCCAATCTACAAAATCTGTTAAGTGAGTTAAGTACAGCCGAGGAGGGAGAGTGTGAATCCTGTGCAGTTTAAAATTTCTTCCACAGACATGCCAAATACAGAAATTAAAGGCATGACTGTTTTCAATACTGAACAAGTTAATACTAAAAAGCAACCGATGTTCTTCGGTAAACCTCTGGGAGTCCAGAGATATGATTCGTACAAATATCCTATCTTCGATAAACTTACAACCCAACAACTAGGATACTTCTGGAGGCCCGAAGAGGTTTCTCTTCAGAAAGATCGTGGTGATTACCATACTCTACGTCCTGAGCAGAAGCACATCTATACTTCTAATCTGAAGTATCAGATTATGCTTGACTCTGTTCAGGGACGTGCTCCTGGTATGGCATTCATTCCATACTGCTCTCTTCCTGAATTGGAAGCATGTATGGAAGTGTGGGGTTTCATGGAAATGATTCATTCACGTTCTTACACATACATCATCAAAAACGTATATTCAGACCCTAGTGAGGTGTTTGATACTATTCTCTCCGATGAGCGTATTCTAGAACGTGCTACAAGCGTTACAGAGTCATATGATGACTTCATTCGAGCATCACAGCAGTATGGTGTATCCGATACCTGGATGCACAACCTTGAAGGAGTATCATACGCAAAGGAATCACTCAACGATGTCAAACGAAAACTGTACAGAGCAGTCGCAAACGTTAACATTCTTGAAGGTATTCGGTTCTACGTTAGTTTTGCTTGTAGTTTCGCCTTTGGTGAACTTAAGCTTATGGAAGGATCCGCTAAGATCATCTCTCTCATCGCAAGAGACGAAAACCAACACCTAGCCATCACTCAGAACATTCTGAACAAATGGCGTGATGGTGATGATCCTGAAATGAAGCAAATCATGAAGGAAGAAGAAGAGTGGACGTATGCTATGTTCGATCGCGCTGTAAACGAAGAAAAGAGATGGGCAGATTATCTGTTCAAAGATGGCAGCATGATTGGACTGAACGACAAACTTCTTCAGCAATATGTTGAATGGGTGGCAAATAGAAGACTTAAAGCAATTGGGTTAAAGCCCCAATACGATATTGCAGCAAACAATAACCCACTCCCCTGGACACAGCACTGGATTTCCTCTAAAGGACTGCAGGTTGCTCCACAGGAGACAGAAGTTGAATCATATGTGGTTGGTGGTATAAAACAGGATGTGAAGAAAGACACGTTTAGTGGCTTTAAACTTTGATAGATAGGGGAGAGTAATCTCCCCCTTTTTTATGCCACGCAACGAAATAACTGTAGCAGAAATTAAAACTAAGTTGGAAAGACTTAAAAATGATTTATACTGGGAAGAACATAAGTATGGATCTGAAGCTAGAGGACTAGCACATAAATACCTAAACAAGGTATTTGATATAATTGATGAGTACAGGTATTGATTATGAAAACCCCTGGATGTATAATGAAGTTGCTTTTACCAGTGATGATATTGGGGACAACTATGGTTTTGTTTATCTCATTACCAATCTCACCAACGGACGAGCGTACATTGGGAGAAAGTATTTTTGGAGTCACAGAAAACCGCCAGGAAAAAAACGCAGAGTAAAAAAGGAATCTGATTGGAAAAAGTATTATGGGTCTTGTCCAGAACTTAAAGAGGAAATTGAACGCACTGGGAGACAAAATTTTAGTAGAACTATCTTGTCTTTACATAAGACAGCTGGCAAAACAAACTACGAAGAAACAAGACAACTCTTCACCAACAACGTTCTCACAGAATCCCTTGACGACGGAACCCCGAGGTACTACAATAGCAACATCCTCAGCAGGTACTTCCGAAAGGACTATTATGAAACTGGAGACTGAAGAAATTGTTGCTCATGTTCGTGACTGGGCACTTGATAGAATTGAATCTTACGATTGTCAGGACATTTCAAAAATTTATGATCAAATGGCAATCATCGATGAGTTTGTTGAATGGATAAACATTAGTGATGATGAACTTGAAATTGTAAGCCTTGACGAAATCAGTGAAGAGGAGTATGATAATTACGTTGATGGGATTGAGAGATCATAATCAACTGCGGTAATCCCCTTGGTAGTTCAGGATTAGCGGCGATAGGAACTACCACATGACTCAGTAGCTCAGTTGGATAGAGCATCTGCCTTCTAAGCAGTTGGTCGGGGGTTCAAGTCCCTCCTGAGTCGTTGACAATCAAACCAAAATGGTTTATGATTGTCTCATGCGGATGTAACTCAACGGTAGAGTCACAGCCTTCCAAGCTGTTGGTTGCGCGTTCGAATCGCGTCATCCGCTTCCCTTTTAGGGACTTATTCCTCTGTAGCTCAGCGGTAGAGCCATCGACTGTTAATCGATTGGTCGCTGGTTCGAATCCAGCCGGGGGAGTATGGGCGATTAGCGCAGTGGTAGCGCACCTCCTTTACACGGAGAGGGTCGGGGGTTCGAATCCCTCATCGCCCATTATAAATAGAACACCATTGAACTGAATAGGATGCAGACAAATGTTAGTCGTAAGATGCAAGGATTGCAATAAAGAATTAACTAGCAATCCAAAGACGCAAGTATGTGGTTGTCCAAATATGATGACTGTAAAGGGCGATAGTGTTACAGCCCTTGACTTAAGTAGAGTAGTTATGATAAACTCTACACAGAAAGAACAAAAGTCAAACGTTCTTTCCTCTTCAGATCTTGCATATCAAGAAGCAAGAAGACAACGTAAAGTTCGCAAGTTGGATTTTGAAATCCGTTGATTAATACTATCTGGAATTACTCTATATCTTTCTTTCAGATTGTAGTTGTGAATTGTGTAACAGTTCCTGCTAATTGGGAGTATTGTTATCGCATTGACAAATGGTTAATTCCAGATATAATATATGTTTGGGAACTAAAAACTGGTAAGATTTATCCTTACCAACAAGAAAAAGAATACTTGGAAGGTCAACCCGATTGGTGACGGGACCTGTCTTGAAAACAGTTGAGGTGTTAAAGCCCTTGGGAGTTCGACTCTCCCACCTTCCGTTAAGCAAAGTTTTTGTATCAACATATTACAATGTTAAGAAAACATTGAATGTCTACATACAAAATATAGAAGAATCTAAAATGGCAGTCTTTTATTTTCTAATGCTGACATTCGTTGCATTAGTTGCCTATGCTGGTTATGCTGAAACCATGAAACTGGTTCAGTATATGGACTTACAAATTCGACATGCTGCCATCCAGATTCAAATGAAATGGATGGGTTGGCAACTTAAGAGACAGTTAATTAAGGACACAACCGATTTCCAAAAGTTTCTTAAGGAGTACAACAAAGATGTCCAATAAAGAGCTGTCCGATCTTTCCCTGGAAAGAAAGGAATGCCCCAAGTGTGGTGCCCTCTGGATTAACGGAGAGCACTACTGGTCTGGAACTGGCAAGAAAGGAAATGAATTGGATCTTGCTGGTTTAGTTTGCAATAATCATGGAGATGAAACTTGTATTAATCCTTGTGTAGGTATGGAAGGTGGTGTTACATGGCAAAAGAGATTGACTGAACTTAGTGAGGATTTTCCTGAATGATGCATGAACAAGAAGAATTTATCACACGCTCAGAATGCCAGGAGATGATCGATGCAGCAATACGACGCCATAATCGTAATGCTTCGATTATCAGTATGTGTGTTGGCTGGGTTGTTCTTGCACTTTTTGCTGAGGGTTTGCTTAGACTTATTGGAGTAATACCTCCACTATTCTCTTGGTTAAAAATTACACTTAACTAATGGATAGAACAGAAATCACCGACAGAGACTTAGAAAAATTAATACAAAGGGTTCTTGATAAAAAGATGGAGGAACTCTTTGAAGAACCATCAACTTACGAGGACGAGGAGGATGACTACTGAAGATTGGTTTATCTTCATTGAGTTTACTTCACACATGCTTTACATGTTTGTGGCATTTATGTGTGGTTTGATTATTGGTTATATAGTAGGCTTTCGTAATGGTGGAATGTAAATGAGTTCAATCATCCACGGGAAATAATGACTTACGAAGAATTTTTAAAAACACCGTCATCTTTTAAAAAAGATATGGCAAATGTAATGGAGATTAAAATTAAGTATCAACTTGAATTTACTGAGTATGAAAAACAATTAAATCATTATCTTCTTCAACATGATGAAGACAATAAGTTGACTAGTCTTCGTGGACACTTTGAGAAATGCTGGGGGATTGAAGAATGAAACCATTAATTCTTATCGCTTGCTTTTTGCCTTTAGGTATAATCTACATAGTAATGAAACTGTCAGTGTGGATTGCAAGTATCGAATCTGAAAGAACTTATGTCCGAGACGAATCCAGAAAATCACACGGCCCATATGTGGCAAATGCATATGCAGATGTTGATGAAGAGGAAGAGGAATATGGAAGTAAAACAGATTATCGATGATGCTCTCTTTGAGTATTATTCTGAACGTGGTTTAGAAGTTCCTCAGTGGAGGATGATGAAAGATCCACAATGGTGGATAGATTATCTTAACGACTTAGGCATAGAACAGTAATGGAACATCTGTTAGGAAAAGCACTCATTATAGTTGCAATACCCTTTGTAATCGCTACAATCTATTTCGGTTCTAAGAAGGGACACTACTATGAATCCGAACACTATAAGGGCAATGGAACCGCACACTAGACAGCGGTTTCATTTCGCATCATCAGCATTTTCTAGAATCTTTGGAGTCAATCATGTTTCATCTGGTATGATTGACTTTTGTTATGAATGGGCACTAAAAGATGAAACAGCACCACTCGATTGTTTAAATCACACAGATAGATATTTTCGAGAACTATGGAATCACAATTCTTAATTTTAGGATTCTTCATAGCATTTGGATTTTTCTTGTTCTTTATGTCTATAATCTAATGGGACACTTCGCAGCAGCAGCACTTAACAACGACTTGTTTTTAGCATTCATTTGTTATATACTTGTGTTTGTGCCTATCATTGGTATCTGGGCAGTCCACAAATACAACTGGCAGCACTGGGCACCATTTGACAAGCACCATAAGAAGTAGTATAATTATCAGGTAAACAACAACGGGGCGTAGCTCAGTTTGGTAGAGCGCCGTCTTT